TGAAAGATGGTCTCTCCGTGCCAAGGCTAAGTGGGATTAATGGAACCAGTAACTATCGCTTATATTTGTTTTGGTACGCTTTGGATAATAGGAATTTTATCTTAGTCCACAGTGTAGGACGATAACTTCCATCATTCCATACCTCAAACCAAGGACCCTTTCCTGATTTACAGTGACCTACTTTTGCAGGCCATTGTTGTTTCTTTCATTTATGTTTTTGCATAATATTTAATTTTTTTTAGCATGCTGTGAACACCATTGTTTCTTCCTGGTGTTAATAATGTACTTAGATTCATTTTTTCAAACTCTTTCTGATCAAACTCTTTAATTTCCTGGGCCCTAGATCCACTATACACGTCTGCTATCATACTAACCATGCCCTTCGATATAAGCGCAGCTGAGTCAGCAGTAAAATATATTTTATCTTCAACAAAGTGTGGTACTAACCATGTCTGTGACTGGCAACCTGGAACTTCAAATGATTTAACTTTATGTTCTTCATTCATTGACATGGAATTTTTTCCAAAATCCATAATCCAAAGAAATTTATCTTGATCGCTTTCTATGTTTTTTAGAATTTGCAGATATCTTTTTAATTTTCTTTTTATCATTCTTCTTTTCTTTAAATAATTTCATCCAAGATATTCTCGGACCAAAATACCAATTCTTAACTTTGTTGTTTAACCAGTCATGGCCCCAAAACCACTGTAAAACGTGTTTTACCATTAAAAACCCGGGATGAATCCTACCACCCATGTCCTTAAACCCCGATACCGGGCAATTATGAGACTTTTTATTTGGCTGAAAACCGTCATTTTATCTTCAGGGTCCCAAACAGCCATTCTTTCTTCTTTTTGGCGTAATGACTCTTTATAACTTAAATTTAATAATTCTTGCTCTTTTTTCATGTGGTCGTAGAAGTCTTTAGACACTATTTATCTTTTTTTTCTTCTTTAAATTGACCTAATGTCCAATCTACTTGAGCGATAGCACCTTTTAAACCCATCAAAGTTGCTTCCATATTAGCAATTGCTTGTTTGCCTTCACTAATTTTATTAACAAGATCGTCGTGCTGCTTTTGTAGCTCTGTCTTTCTTTTTTCAATATCTTCTTTTTTCATTTTATACTCCGCATAATCCTTCACATTCATCGGAAAATTCCTCATCGAATGTTTCGCCAAATAGTGAAGCTTGTTTTTTTGGTTCCAAGAAATTTATATCACCTAATGGTTTAGCTGATTTGTGTAAATATAATTTAGCTTCTGAATTTTTCAATCCATTTCTAATAAGATTATCTACTTCTACAGCATCTGCAAAATCTTCTGGATAATTCTTTTGCATATTTTTCCATTGATCATTGTGATGATATGGACATCCAATGCATGATGATTTACCAGGCATAGGGTGTTTTTTTATGTCACGGTACCACTGAAGACAGTCCATACGGGACATCTTCATTTCTATTAAAGGCCAACGCGATGTTAACCATGGAAGCCTTGCGTGTTTCATGCGCATTGCTTCATCAGTAGATATACCAATCCATTGTTCAACTTTCATGTCTTTTTTAACACGGTGTCGTGGTTTGATACCTAATAATTCTCTAATCTTTTTTTGTATAGGGATTACCTTATAGTCATGTGTGCATTGGCGATATAACATACCAACCTTTCCACCAGGACGAGCAGCAAACAAAGGTGGATTTGGCACACGTCCGGCGAAAGATTTATGTTCCTCATTTGACCCTTTAATTGGGTTCGCTGCACGGATAAGATCCTCACGAATATTACTTCGTTCTACAGTAATGAGTGGACAAATCGTTATTGCTTTTTTTAGATATTCTACATGCTCGTATACAAAAGATGGTTCCCACCCCGTATCAGCAAATATCATGTAATCTGGTTTGTGTTTAGTCAATCCTTCTTGCGCCATGAGTGCCAAACAGGAAGACTGTACCCCTGCCCCGAGTGATAATATGCGCATTGTCGGTTCACGTTTGTTTCCTTCTTCGTCGAAGTATTCCGGTTCTTTTGTTGCCGCAACTGCTGCCATATTGTTGAGCTTTTTGCGGTCAATTTTTGTAGACATTTGTTCCAAAACTTTTCTTCTCTCATACTCCATCTGCTCCGGATTAATGGCAAAACTATTCTTCTTGTTTTCCATTCTTTTTTTTCTTGTTTCTTTATTTATACTCACTTGGCATCTCCCCAGTTATCTTTCATTTTGTAATCTACGTTAGAAGGCACCTTTAAATCTATACATGTTTCCATTATATTTTTTATTTCTTTTGCCTCTTTATCAGATTTTACACTACAATTCAACTCATCATGAACTTGTATTAAAGGTATTATACCTAATTGTTCATATATATCAACCATAGCTTTTTTAGTCTGATCTGCAGCTGTGCCCTGTATTAATCTATTAAGTGCCTTATATGTACCAGCTCTTTTTATAGATCCACCCCATTTTGTAGTGGCTTCATCATGTGGCAATGCTTTGTGAAACACACCAGGATCGTACCAAGCAGGTTCAAATAAGTCAAATTTACACCTACGGCCAAGATAAGTTCTAATAGATCCCACTTGATTTGCGCGGTTCATCACTGCCTCTAGCATACCTTGCATAAAAGGAACTTTTGATCTAAACTCTTTGAGCATTTCTTTTGCTTCTATAGGTGATATATCTAAGTCAACTGCCATCTTTTTGTATCCCATGCCATACATAACACCAAGACCAATAGTTTTAGCTAATTTACGATCAATACCAGCCATTTCTGCTGTTTGTTTGTGAAAATCTAAACCTTTTACAAAAGCTTCTTGAACTTCTGTTGCCCCTTCGTTCTTATTTAACACTGCAAAATGTGTAAGAATACGAGGTTCTTGTTGTGAGTAATCAGCCGATAACCAGTACTCGCTTTGTTCTGGTATGAATATTTTACGAAGTTCTGATCCAAACTCATTTCTAATAGGCATCTGTTGTAAATTAGGAGCATACATAGAAAATCTACCAGTCACAGTTCCACCACTATCTCCACGTATTTGGTTTATGTGTGCGTGTAATCTTCCATTACTGATATATTTATGAATACCATCAACAAATGTACCTTGTAATTTATTAAGAACACGTGCTTTTGTAATCATACGCGGAAGTTCATGAGCATGTGTATCTAAAAATGTTTGTGTAAAACTAGGAGCTCCTAACTTTGTGCGAGGATACTCAAGATTAACATTATCAAATGCCTGGGCCACTGACCGTGCTGCCCAAACCTGCACATCAGATCCAGTAATATCTTTTATACGTTTAAGATATTTTTTCTCTTTAATATTTAATTTTCTTTTAAGTTCCATAGCTCTATCCATATCAACTCTAACACCACGTTTTGTCATGTTAAATATCACACGAATAAGTCTACATTCCATATCATATACTTTAAATAAATCCTCTTTCTCTATCTCTGATATCAATCTCTCATGCAAACGCCATGTTAATCTAGCATCTGCCTCTGCATATTCCCCAACAAACTCAGCAGGAAGCTTATACATCTCTGCTTTAGGATCTATTCCTAGCTCTTCTGCTTTAGCTTTTAACAAAGATTCATTCTTAAATTCACCTAAATATTCTGCCACCATGCTATTTAATGTGAATGAGTATCTATTCTCATTCAACAATGCAGCAGCAATCATGGTGTCATGAATGTACCCTTTAACTTCAATATTTAACACGCTCAGCCATCCAATATCGTACTGCGCATTGTGAAACACCTTTTGTATAGATTCATCCTCACATATGCTTTTTACGTATTTTAAGACAACTTTAATGTCCATATTACCTCCACCGTCATGAGCAATTGGGTAATATGCAGTGAAATCACCACTAGATACGGCAATACCTATAACCTTTCCAATCTTTCTAGGCCAACCAGGACCCATTTTCTTTAGATCTGTGTCACACGTCTCTAAATCTATCGCCACTACATCCCTTCCTTTCATAGAAGGGAATTCCGTGGGGTGTAACCATTCTGCTTTTACTTCGTTTTGATTAAAAAGATCCACTGTCACCTATTTCTCCTGCAATTGCTGAATAACCTGCCATGTCAACAAAATTATCCAAATTAAATTTCTTTCCCTGATTGGAACGTGAAACTTTTAGTAGTATCATCATAATTGCTACGTCTTGAGCTGTAATATCAGCCATCGGTTGTAATTTTTTATCAAGAAATATATTCCAGAACTCTGCAATTTCTGCATGATTCTTGAATGCATCTCCATGTGATTCATTTCTATCATTAGAAAT